CAAGTGCTGAAAATGTTGCCTACACCCTAGACCAATTCACCTACGGCAACAGTGGTTCCGTCACTGACAATCGAAGCGACAATGAGATCGAGATGATCCAAGACATTGCCGAATACATTCTCAATACCACCTGGGGCTGTTATGACTACCTAAACCCCAAAATATGGTTGGTGATGGAAAATTTCACACTGCGGCAAACCAACAGTTCACCGGAATATCTATCTCCTGTCCGCGTAGCATCAGGAATCATCGCTGCCATACTAGGCCGAATAGACCCCGCACACTACGAATACCCGCTCCCAGAAATCAATCTCACCTACCAGTCTCCCGCAGATGCAAAAAACATCTGCACAGACGAAAGGTTAGAAAAGTGGGGATTTAAGCAAAAAACCGATTCTGACACCAGGCATGCACGCGACGGTTTACGACACGCTGTCGCCTGGTTGCGGAAACTTTCTGGCCCCCATACCAGTTACCAAAACCTATACACTAGCTTGTAAAATCACCCCCAAGACCCCACCTGGTGTATACTCGCAATATCAATGAGCAACGAAAGAAGGTTTTAAATGACCCCAGAGAACTGTCTTAACAGGAAACAAACCATCTCATTCCTCCAAGAAGTAGCAAAACTTTTGGAAAAAGACTTTTCTCTCGGAGTTTTCCGCATCAGTGGATCAACTGATCCCGGTGAAGACCACTTCGGTGTTGACCCCGCCAACATTGTTGATATTGGCGGGGTTTTGGGAGCTAGAATCTTCGACGCGGGAATGCGAATCGTCCCAACCGCTGACATCCAGCGAGAAAATCTTTTACAAGCAGCCTATAAACGCGGCCACACGACAGGAAAGGTAAACTAGAGTCATGACAAACCCCACTAGCATTACTGAAGACCAACTTGCAGAGATCGTATCCGAGTACTTCAATAAAGGCTTTACTGCGCCTTTGCCGCTCCCTGCTGGTGAGAAGTTCCCGCCACCGAAGAAAACTACCGGCCGTGTGGCAGATATCACCCCAGAGCAGATTCTTGGTTTTTGGGAACAGCAGTCTGGTGGGGACCATAATGTGGCCATCCGCATGCAAACTTATTCTGATGCGGAAATGTTGAAAATCCAGCAGGAAACCGGCACCGCACCGTTCGACATCATCGGTATTGATGTTGACCATTACAATGGGAAAAAAGGCGCCAACCGTATTGCTGAACTGGAAGAAAAACTCGGGCCCCTTGATCGCATGGCTCACCCGCGGTCTAGCCGCCGGGGTGCGGAAAACCCCGGGGGGCACTCTTTCTATCGCGTTCCCCGGGGTCTTCTGTGGAAATCAGCGGTTTGTCCAGATGTTGATTTGTTGCAGAAAACGCACCGCTATGCACTAGTATACCCTAGTGTTGTTGACAATTTGCAATACCAGTGGTATTTGGGGGAAGAAATTTGTGAAATCCCCAGCGTAATGGACTTACCGCGGCTCCCCCAAACGTGGGTAGACTACCTTTCCGATGGTGGAAAATCTACGGTTTCTGACCGGAAACCCGGGGCCATCTCCCAAAACGCCAACCACGCTAGCGCATACCGTACCGCGGTAGACTGGATGCGGAAAAACTTCTACGACTTCGGATCGAACACACTTTCCCCACGGTTATTGAAAGCCTGCGACAGCGACGGTCTTAAAGAAGACCTCGCAAATAACGGGCACGACACCATGGTGCACGCCGTGCACAACATTATCATGTACGGGGTGGACGGGGAACCCGGCGTCAAACTAGCCCTCAAAAAACTAGGAAGCCACTTCTTCCGCGCCGTTGTTGGGGACGGCCGCCGCGAACCCGAAGTAGCGAAACAAGAATTTTATGCCGCTATTATTGGGGATGTGGAAAAAATTTCTGCCGATGTTGAATCTGGTAAAATCCGCCTAGTGAACCCGGGTGAGATTGCGGAGAAGATGCAGAAATTAAGTGAGAAGATGTCAAACGGTACCCCAGAAGAGAACGCCGCCGCCGTACAGGCAGAGCTAGACGGCATGGCGATTACTGACCCCCCCATTATTGATTGGCGCAAATACGACGCCAACGATGTTGGTTTTGCCGAAATGGTGTCAGACTATTGGGGAACCCGCTTCCTGGCCTGCGCCGAAGGCGGCAGCCGCGAATTTGTGCTACTCAATACCGAAACAATGCGGTATTCGGATTTCATGTATAAGGATCGTGCCTTACGGATTGTGTATGAAGCTACCAGTGAGCGGCTTAAAGCAGAGCGTGATCGTCTGCGGAAACTTCGTGATATCCTCAATAAGCGGATTGCCGAAGGCGGAGAGATCACGAAACCTGAAACTGACTGGTTAGAAAACGTTGATGAGGAAATTAAATATTTAACCAAGCTGGCAAATAAGACCGCCACCACGTCCCAGCAGCGGGCTATTCTAGCCCAAATGCACGCCATGCCTGGACACCACGTAGACATCACCCACTTTGACACAAAAAAAGGCCTTGTGGGCTTAGGTGGGGCGAAAACCTTAGATTTATCCCGCGGTAAAATGGTCATCCGTGACAGCGTGCCGGAAGACCGGCTGTCCATGTCAACTGCTTGCGAATACATCCCCGGGGCGAAACACCCGGCTTTTGAAAAATACCTACAAAACTTCATCCCTGATGAGGAACTTCGCCGCTTCACCCAGAAATGTTTAGGATACTCCCTAATTTCTGGAAACCCGGAAAAACTGCTGTTTATTTTCCATGGTGAGTCCGACACTGGTAAAACCACCCTTTTGCAAGCCGTCGCTGCCGCATTAGGGGACTATGCGGGCCCGCTGTCCGCACAAAAAGTGTTTGGGCAAGACACAGGGGCCCCGAACGCGGAACTTTTGCTTTCCATGAACCGCCGCGCGGTGATTCTTTCCGAGCTCGGCGAGCGGTCTAATTTGTCCGCTGACGCCTTAAAACGGGCCACCGGTAATGATAGTACCTCCCTGCGTTTACCGCACTCACAGAATGTTGTTGAGGGCCAATTACAATTCACCCTGTATGCCGCCACGAACACTCCCCCGTGTATTCCAGACGCCGACGCGGCCACACTCCGACGTATGTGCACCATTCCTTTCACCCGCCAACATCGAGGGGGGATGGTGAAGTTTGAGGATGATATCGTGAACAATCCTGAGGTTCTTCCAGCCATTCTGGCGTGGCTCATGGAGGGCCTGGAAATGTACCTTGCCGAAGGCTTGTCGAACGACACCTGGCCTGCCGCTATTAAAACTTCCACAAAAGCCATTTCACAAGGGGCAAACTATTACACTGACTTTATTGAGGAAATTTGCGAAATTACCGTTGATGAAGACCCTGAGATGGACGAGTTTGGTAATACAGCAGAGGAAGAAACCTTCGTTTACGAATCAGATATCACACAAGCGTGGAATCGTTGGGTGCACGCCAATGGTCTTTCAACAACACCACTGACAAATCTGCGGAAATTCAAGAAAATGCTGCGGGCTTTAGGTGTGCAAACAAACCGATGTATGGTCAATGGTAAACGAACATATAAGTATATGGGTTTGCGATTGCGTCAATAGTTGACTTCAAAATTTCATTATGCTAATATTGCTGTTGGAGATAAGTACCATCCTCCGCATAATAGATGGGCACTGAGGCCCCGACAGCATCCTGGCAATTTCGTTTTCAGCTGTCGGGGCTATTCTAATTCTTGAACCTTTCCAGGGCGTTTCGTACAATATCCGGCATGTCCGGTATCCGCGGGGGTTCTTGCCAGAGTTCCCGTAAAACCTGAATGTAGGCAACAAGATAAGCCATAGATATGAGTTGGTTTTTCAGATCGAAAATTTCATTGTAAAGCTCAATGTTTTGTGCTTCCAAATCCTTATTTCGATCTACTGCACCATCTAACTGCTTTAACATGTAGCAGAGATTATCTGTAGCTTTTTCCCGTTCCGTTTCGGCTTTCGCTTCCTCAATCTTGCTTTTCTCCGCACGGTTTGTAAGCATCGCCCCGGCAACCCCACTGGCTGCGGAAAGAACGGCGACCACTACCGTTCCAACCATTTGTGCCACATGGGGTTCAAGTTCTGGAAACATGCGGTAGTCACCGCCTTTCTTGTGTGACGGTGACTAGCTAGTTGTTGCCGTGGGTTTTATAGTATTCCAGCATGTTATTGACCGCTAGTTCATGCCGCGGGTTGTAGTCTGCGGGGAGGAATTTTTCAGGGTCAATATTCTGCAAGGTTTCGGAGGCCGCGTTTTTTGCTATAGCCTCCATTTGGTCATGAAGCGTACTGGCGTATGCTTCCATGCGTTCGGCGACTTCTTTCTCCACATCAAAGCGGGAAACATCACTGTCCGCGTGGGTTTTGAGGGTGGCCATAATTAGCGAAAAGATGCTCAGCAGACCTGCGGAGCCCTCAAGGACGGGGGCGAAACCAGACAGGAAATCCCCAGCAGTGTTTGCATCAATAAAGCCTAACGCTGCCGCAGCTGACATGCACAGCGCCGCGACCATATAGATTGCTTTGCGGACCCCGGGGGACACTTGGAACGTGTTCAATTACTTCTCCCCCTTCGCGGGGAGGGGTTTTAACTGCTCCAATAGCCCCGTGGTGTATTCCACAAATGTCTTGCCGTTCGTGCCACCCCAGGTGGCGGTCTTTGGCCAGCCGCTGAATGTGCGGTTGCCGTCTTTCCGTTCTGGGCCTACCAGTTGGTCAAGGATTAGACTGGTGTCCCGCTGAACACTCTTGAGAATGTCCAGGATTTCACGGGTGTTCATCTTTGCCTCGTGTAAGGCGCCGATTTGGTCTGGTCCGAACAAAATAACCTCCTTGTTCGAGTTTTGGATAACAGGTTCGGAAGTGCTATATGCGTATCCCTTCGGGGGAATAAGGGTGCAGAGTTGGTCAAAGCTCATCCAGTAGCCGTATGGGCTGAAACCACTGTCAGCGATCCACACGTGGCGGCCTTCCCCTGGGCATACTCCCATAACCGCGATGTAGTGGTAGATTTCGCCACCACCGTAGGCGGGGCTGATACTGCCGCGGGTGCCGCGGGGATAGTTATCTGGCGGCGCAACAATGTTAGCGATTACACCATGGCCTGCGCGGACGCTTCGGGAAATATCTTTCCAGATTTGTTCCTTCAGGTCGCCACTAGGGTAGTTCGGCAGGTCCCGGTAGGTGTACTTGGCCCCATTGATGTAAGAATTGAGCACCGGGGGAAACTGACCAATGTAGTTAGTACCGTTTACGGTGGTGCCAAGCATGCCGCCTAGCTCAAATTCACCAATAAGGTTGCCGGTGGCGGCAAGAATGACGGTTTGGCTGGATGCTGGACCACAGTTGTAGTAGGTGTCTTGGACAACATTATCCCGCGAGTAATCAAGTTGCAGCTCTACTTCTTCTGGTTCACTGTTCACGCCGTCTCCAGGCAAAATATCTCCCGCATAGTTGTAGAAAGACTGGTAGCGTTCATTACGGTCTTCCCAACCGTTCAAGCCGCCGTTGACAGCTTTGGTGACGCTGACAAAGTCCCGCCGGTCCGCGTAGTCGTTGATTGATTCTTGTACACCGTTGTAGCTACGGCGGGTGTTAGCCCAATAGTAAGCGGCTGACAGGGCAGCCCAACGAGGCTGGGCCACTAGTTCCGGCTGGTTGATAAACAGGTTTTCGTCACTAGTAAGACCCTTGTTTACGCACCATTTACCGAAGGCAGCGTAGTTGTTGCGACCGGTTAGTTGGATGAAACCGCGTCCTTTATACCGGGGGCCGTCACCTGTATAGAAGTTTCCCAAGTCGGCGCGACCATTGTAGTCGCTGCCGTCTGCGATTTCTTCCAGGTAGTACAGGTCCCCGGATTCATGGCCAACAGTTGCCAAGAACGCTGCCGCGCGGTCTTTTGTGGTGACCCCTGCTTGGATCATTGCGTCTTCAAGAAACGGCTTGTATTCAACCGGTGCACGCGAGTTGAAACTGAAATTATAGGCGTCTAGATTCAACCTTTCCCCTTTCCGTATTTCGTCACTGTTACGTACTGTTTAGTAGTTTACCACTACTAATACCAGGGTCCGTTCGGGGTTTGACAATTTTCCAAGAACGCTTCCGCAGCTTTGAGTGAAAGCTTCCGCTGTGCCAATGGCCACGACACCCCCAGCGGGGTGTTGGGGTCAAAATCTTTGACAGCCTGCTTGAGACGTTCAACATTTGCCTTAGCACCCGCTAATTCTTCCGCGTGAGATAGCACTTTATTCGCCACCTTCCTTCAAAGACTTAGGCACCAAATGACTGGTATCTAACATGTCTACCGTCACGCGGGTTGATTCCGCGCCAGCGTGCACAATTGCCCCCCACACTTTCACAACTAACTTAGCCCCCCGCTGTCCCGCCATATTACTATCCAAGAACACAGTTCCGTCACAGTGAGCAGTGTGCACCAATTCCACAAAATTTGCCGTGAGCTTTGATTGCTTTTGCCCGAACTGCTCGGTTTGCCGCGAAATAAGCTTTGAGGTGTCATCACTGTCAATTTCTTGTAAAGTAGCGTCAGCACGCCACACTTCAACGCGAATCCACGTGTCTGAATCATCTATGTCACTTTTATAATTTTTTGGCCAATCACCCAGCCCAGGTGGAGTGTCCAAATTTTGTTCGGTGAGCAATAACCGAATGTTATACCGCCACAAACCAGGCTGGTCTAGAACAATGATTCCGCTATCCACATGACAGTTTTTCGCGGGACCCACCTGTCCACCATGCCACACGGGCACGATCCCCCACTTAGGCTTTTTCCTGCTGAAAATCCAAAAAAAGGTGTCCTCATACCACTGCAGGTCAAACCGTTTCTCAATCGTCCAGGAACCGTAGGATTGTGCCGCATCGAGGGCCGCGGCGTACTTGGACTGGCGGTCATTAAATTGGTTTTTCGCAGCCAAAACCGCCTTTTCGGTGTCCTCCCGTTCTCTGATGAAACGTTTCAACACCTCATCGCGGAATGCTGACAACCGGTCAGAAATGGTTTTAAACAGGCGGAAAATTGGGTTGTTTTGCCTATTAGGGTCATCACGGAGTTCTCGATCCTTATAGGTTAAGTCAATGTCTTGAACATTGCCGTTCCCTAAAGCCGAAAGATCGTATTTACCAAGGTCAATCCCAACATTCCCCTGACTCGCAGTTCTCGCTGCGGAATCCCAAGGGTCATCATTCCAGTGCGGATGATTTCGCGTACGATTCGACATTAGCCCAACTGCTTCTTTTCACCCGCGGGATTCTTCATGAACAATTTGCCGCCTTGGGCAAAAACCACTACCCCATCAGTTGGTTTCTCCGGTTCTGCCGCCACATTTTTATATGTGACTGGTTGCTGGAATTCCCCTGGGGTAATTTCAGAATTAGCCCCAAAAAGGTTCCGAATAATCGTCCACCCGCCGCGGGTGTAGAAGAACCCTGTTTTTGTGTCCCGGTTAATGACGAAAAACCGGGATTCTGTGGGGTCAGTTTTCCACGCCGCGGAACGCTTCTGCAGGGCTTTAAGGGCTTCACTGTCGGACCCACCCATCACCAAATCTGGGTATAAAGCGGGGCCCGGGTCTCCCGCGTCCCCCTTGTCGCCTTTCTGCCCCGAAGGTAGCGGTAGTTCCCCATAACCGTCTTCCACTACGAAGGCGGCGCGTCGGGTTTTTTCAAAATCCAACCCATCCCCCTCGGTGTAAAATCGTAGACGGACCAGTAGATCGCTAAGATTGTTCGGCATGTTTTTACTCCTTAATCCACGTTAAAAGCTGCTTTAATTGCCACACTGAACCGCGCTTGTTGCCGCTGTGTGAGTTCCATTGGATCATCCATTCGTTCGTTCCTTCCAACATTGATTTCGAACTGTGGCTCGTTGCCGCGGTTGTGCTGCACCGTGATTTTCTTTATGCGTTCAGTATAAATTGTTTCCCCGTCGTCAGATTCCCAACCTATAGGGTCAAGCAAGTCAAAATCGCGGAAGATTCGAAATGGTTTGAACGCGGACAGGCCGCCGGTGAACTCCCCAACATAGAAACCTAAGTTTTCGATCCGGCCGGTCCGCAGGGCTTGTGTGGAATCGAAACTGTAGGCGGTAACCCCTTTCCCATCGTAGGATTCGGGTAAAGCAAATTTCCCTAGGTTTTCCCGCATAAATGTGTCATCAGCAACTTGATAAGCAAGTAGGATGTCATCTAGTTCACCGGTGATAATGTCCCCGATAAACGACAACCCGATCATGGACAGGGCGCCTTTAATCGCGGTGTTAATAAGTAGACTAATGCCTTTGTTGAGGAAGTCTTGGGATTTACCACCAGCAATACTTTTGACCGCGCGGGGTGCCACAATTCGGTAAGAATATTTCCCCCAGTGTTCGTGGGAGCGGCGGAAAATTACCCACGGGTCAGTGGTTGGATTGTCACCGAAGAACTGTTTGAGCTGTTCTGTATTGCTCACTTTAATGAGGGTTGGGGGTGGAGCGTCGTACCGGCCGAACAAGCCGCGAACAAACACCAGGGCTTCCTTGCTTAGGGCTTTCCATTTAGGTTGCCATTGTGACCTGGTGCGGGATAAATCCTTGTCCTTAATATCCAGCACCACCAGGGGTTTATCAAGATTGCCAGTGTACCAGTCTGGTTTTGGGTCGCGGCCTGGTACAATCATTTCCGCAGTGGGGAGCAGGTTGTAGTCTTTGCAAACTTCATGGCAAAGTTCATCCGCTGGGGTCATTTGGGCCATGAGCGCCACCACGGGGCTGGTGTCCACCTGGTCGGAGATACTAGGCATCACCACTGGGGTCATGATGTCTTTCACATTGGGGAACTCGCTGGGGTTATTGTTATAGGTTGATAATCTGGCTTGCTGAAAACCATTGAGGTGTGGGGCTTGGATGCGGATAAGGTTGTCAATGATGAATTGTTTCATCTGGGAGATAGCGGGGCCGGTTTTCACCCGCCGTTTCGGGGCTTGCACCCCAATGGGGGAGAACGGCGCCGACCAACAGATGATATGTTTGTACCAAACCTTGTCGGAAATAATATTGACTGTGGTTTTTGTTGGGGACCATTCCGCGCCGTATTGCACGTCATCTACTCGGCCTGTCCACTTTTTACAAACCCCTTCATCATCACTGATGAGAATGTGAATGAGAACAATTTGTCCTTGAATATTATTGAAAAACTGTGACCAAATAGATGTGGACGGTATGGCGAAAGACCCAATATCATAGTCGGTGATTTCGCTGGAAAACTCAATCTGCAGGTCATCATAATCACCAATTTCACCTAGGTAAACACCGTCCCCGGTGAACACTTCAATTTCGAACCGATAGCCGTTTTTAACTGTTGACTCGTACCCTGGTTTCGCTGTTAAACCCATGACATAAACTCCGGCGTGTAAACGATCCGCGGGTCAGAATCAAGACGTTGGTCGTTATTATTTGTCCATTCCATTAGCGTCACAGTGAACTTATTCAGCGTTTCTGGCTCCAGGCTGATTTTCGGCCTGCGGCCCAACATGAGTGGCCACAGGTTCGTGTAGTTGCCGCGGGCGTCTTTTTCCACATAGGTTCGTTTCCTCGGGTCAAAACTGATTTTCGCGGTTGAGCCGCGGGGAATTGGCCTAGTTTGAAAATAAGGTTGCCCGTACCCTAAGGATAGTTGGAATTTACCACCACCGGGTAAATACAGGTCGGGGTAGATTTCAGGGACAGTGGAGGGGTTATAGAATACCGCGTTGAAATGCCCGTCCCCAGTGTGCCGCAAATCGTGGCTGGTGCGGAAACCATAAAAATAGGGGTAGTCTGACACCCAACCCCACGGCATTGAGGTCACCCGGTTTAAAAGTGCCGGGTCTTGTTCATTGGTGAAAAGCCCCGCGCCTTCAGTTTTCACCACCGATAAATACCGTGGTTCGCCTTCGCGGGTGTAGAACCAAAGCCGTCCTTTTTCTTTTTCCGGGTGGTTCCGCCACCATTTGCGGTAGTGTTTCCGCAATTCGGCGGGAGAACTCCCAAGGATATTAATTTGGCCGCTGACTTCGCGGCGGCCGGTGGAAACCGCCACAAGGTCCCCGCCGGGTGTGTTCGCCCCGGTGTCAATCCGGTACTCGTCGGTGCTGCGATCCAGCCCGCTTAGGCCGCGGGCTAGTTCCACGCCATCTTGGAGGCGCTCCCCGCGGGGGAAGCCAGATAGTCGGAAACGGTCACCGTTGACCCATTTTGCACCATCCCACCTTGGTGGGCCTTGGTACACCACCATCACACTGTCTGTCCAAACCATCTGGCCTCCTACTGTTTTATCACCGCCTGGTGCCGCTTCCACGCCGGGCCCGCATCGCATCGTACTTGCTTAAACCTTGGATCATTTCTGCTTGGGTCATGCCAAGGTAGGCGTTTTGGATGAGCGGTCCAGCACTGGTTGCGCGCCGGGTTGAAGCGCCGCTCAAACCAAATTCTAGCAGGCCCGCTAAGGCTTCAGGGCCGTAGGAACGCAGGTTGGATTCGGCTTCATCATAGGTCATGGCTGAAGCCGCCGCGACATTATGCCGCAGGCCGCTGGTGTCACCGTTGAGGGCTGCATACCAGCTTGGTAGGGCAAGGTTAATGCCGGCTTCTAGTTGCTTACCCTGTTGGAAGCGGTTTCGGAGCTTTTGTGTGATTCCGCTTAAGTCAAATTTGCCAGCTACCGCATCACCAGTATCAGAAGCGAACTTATCGTTGTCGGATTCTTTATAGGCATCCGGGTTACTACCATCTTCTTTCAGAACTTTATAGCCGTAGTAGTATTCCCCGGATTCTTTCTTCTTGTTGATTTCCTCCTGTAGTTTCTTGTCGCGTTCTTTCTGTTGTTCCTTGAGCTTCTTTTGTTCCTTCTTGTCTAGGTCTTTCTGGTGTTGTTCCTCCCGCTTTTCCTGCTTCTTATGCTCATATTCGGCGTCGGAAGCTTCTTCTTCCTCCTTCTTGTACCGCGCTTCGATTGCTTTCTTTTCAGCATCCGTTTTCGCGGCTTTGAGTTCTTTCTTCTTTTTCTCGTTCTTCTTCTTACGTTCTTCGGCGCGTTCCTCCTTCTTCTTCTTATTTTCTTCGCGGCGCTGGTCAGACTTGAGCTCCTGGGCGTCCCGTTGGGCTTCCCGCTCTTTGTCTTGGCGCTCTTCTTCCGCTTTCTTTTCGGCTTCTTCCTTTTCTTTCTCCACCCGTTCCCGGGCGACTTCTTCCGCTTTCAGGTAGCCGTGGGGGTCTTCAAGAACAGTTCCGACGTCTTTTGCTGCCTTGTTGACGTTGGTTTTGATTTTGTCGCCGTTTTTGTCAGCGTATTTTTCCAACGCATTGATGAGCTTGTCGGGGTCGCCATCCTTGGTATTGTTCTTCCACCACTTCTCGTTAAAGATTGACATGTCAATCTTGTTGAGTTTCTTTGTGCCTTTTTCTTGCTGACGGAAGTCTTCTGCCACCCATTCGGACCATTTGTCGATACGCTTGTCGCGTTCTTTCAACAGGTTAGTGTTGATGATACGCAGTTCTTTGGTGATATCCTTGACCGCGTTTTGGATTCGCTTTGGGTCTTTTTTGTAGGACTGGATGAGTTCGGGTAGGAAGTCGTACACAAACCGGTTGAACGCTTTAGTTTGCCCCGGGGATAGGACGCGTTCGGGCCGCAGCGTGTATTTCGGCATGTAGCCAACACCTTTGGCTTCACCGCCGGAATCGTACCCGCCGGCGCGATCATATGCCGCGGGCAAACTGCCGTAACGTGCGATCGCATAGTTGATGGATGCACGAATGTTGGATTCCGGGTCCCAAATATCATCGTAGCCTGGGTCTTTGTAGGCTTGGAATGTTGGGTCAATAACCTGCATTAGGCCCTTGGATGGGTTGCCCGCGGCCGCGTTGGAGTCCCACCCGTTCACTGCGCGGGGGTTACCGCTGGATTCCTGGTTCATGCGGCGAAGTAGACTATTAGCCAGGGATTTTGGCAGGCCTTTGGATTCCAGGATGTGTTCCACTAGGGGTCGGTAGTGTTCCACATCCCCACCGCCGCCACCGCCGGAATCGCCAGCTGGGGCGAATTCGGGTAGTTTGGACATGATGAACTCAATAACACCATCAAAGAGTTTCTCCGCAATGCCGGGGATGAGGCGGCCGAAAACGCCACTGCCGTGTTCACCATCGCCGGTCATTTTGTCTTTGATGGGTTTAATAAGCCCGTCAAGGAATTTCTTCACACCGCTAATGAGGATAGACAGGAAGCTAGCCCCGCCGCCGCCGCCGGAAACGAATTTACCTAGGAATTCTGTCAGTGTGTAGGTGTGGTTGAACAGGGAGTTGTCGGAGCCGCGGGCGCGTCCGCCGATTTGAACACCGTTATCACCGGATGATTCCAGGTTCATTCCGTCAATGGTGCCGGCCATGTGACCATTCTCACCACCGCCTTTGCCGGAGAGCACACCAATGGTGACGCGGCCTTTGAGCCCCGGTTCAAAACCAAAGTTTTCGAAGCGGGATTCTGTGTTGAAGATTCGTCCACCGCGGAGGCTGCCACCGTTGAGGGCTTGAACAATACCGGACCACAACCCGGAGCAGTCCCAGCTGGGGTTGCCGGTGCCGCCGTATTGGTAGGGTTTGCCGTGTTCTGGCTTGAGTTCTTCGAGAACGTGGTGGATTTTGCTGTCGAGGGCGGCTTCGCCAACAATGCCGCCTTTTTTGTATTGGGCCCCTTCACCTATCATGCGTTTTACGCCGTTAACGCCGTGAAGTCGTGCGGCCTTGTTGATAGCGTAGATGGATTTCGGACCGAAGGCTCGGGTTGCTTCGGGGCGTAGGATTGCTTCGCCGCCGGATAGGGCTATGCTGCCGCCGGTTGGGCTGTAGAACTTGTGCGGGTCGCGGCCTGGTGTGTAGCCGGGGAGGATACCACCGGTTGCGAACTTTAGGCCGCTGGGGTAGGGCATGTGTTCAAGTTTGGGGAGTTTTCCGCCGAGGAACTTGTCAGAAACCCAGTTCCAGCCGTCAACGATCGCCTTGTTGACAACAACATCAATGAAGAATTTAATTGGAGTGCCGAAGTATTCTTTGAGTTTTTCCCAAATCGTTTTGATGGTGTCGACAACGTTTTTGAAAATGTTTTTGAGGTGGTCAAGTGCACCGCTGAAGTCACCTTTGATGAGGGAGATAATGACACCGAAGACTTCTTGGATGTGGGTTTTGAAACCTTCAATAATGGGTGCGATAAAAGTTTTGATAACGCGGTCGATGATATCGCCTAGCCACTGGATAACAGCCCCTACGGCTTGCACAAGCGGCATGATGAATTTCATGGCGGTGCTGAAAGCCGAGATGAGCACGTCAGCAACCCCAATCACAATCTGAATGAGAACTTTCAGGATTGGGACAAGATAGTCGATGATCGGTAAGGCAAAAGCCATGATGTTTTTCACCACAACCACAAACATTGGCACCAGCCAGTCACGTAGGGCTGTGACTAGGCCATCAACGATCACCCGCACCACATCGGTAATGGTGGGCATCAGCGGCATGAGTGATTCGAGAATCTTGTTGAAAGCATCAATCACTGGCGGGATTGCCGGCTGCAACGCTTGGATTGCGCTCAGCAGCCCTTGACCTAGCACATCGACTAGGGGCTTGAGGGCATCCACAAATTTGATAAGCACGGAATCGTGCCCGGTGAAGAGTGGTGCTAAACCGTTGATGATTTCTGTTGCAATTTCACCAATATATTTGAATATTTGATCCAAAATTGGTGAAAATGCCTTAATCATATTCACGGTGGATTCTAGGATGGGGCCTAGGGCCGCGAAGATATCCCCAAGCGCTTTCCCAACGGTTTCAAAGACTGGTTTGAGGGCTTCCATTGCGGGGCCAACAGATGCAATCAGGGATGTAAGGGCTGGGCCTACCGCCTCGAACATGGCTTTAATGCCGAGCGCTAGCCCTTCAAGTAGGGGGGCTATGGCCGCACCTAGTTGAGATATTGCTGGGGCGACAGCTTGGAGGGCTTCCCCTAGGGCTGTGCCGACTTTGCCTGCAACATCAAAGATTGGTTGGATTGCGGTTTTAACGGCTTCTAGTACCGCTAGGACACCTGGCATTGCTGTTGCCGCAACGGTGGCGAGGGCCGCGGCGACTTGGGCTACAATGCTGAGCACTGGGCCTATGGCTTGCCCTAGCAGGCTGGCTGCTGATGCGGAGGCTTGCATAAAGGTAACAATGTTTTTGAAGCCTTCGGTGCCTTCCGCGGTGGCGGCTTTGAGGGATTGTAGGGCGGTGGCCATCATGTTGAGGAACCCGCCGCCGCCGACTTCCGCGGCTTTCAGCAGGTTTCCCAGGGTGCCGAAAAGTCCGTCAAGGATTTGTTTCAGGAATCCTAGGTTGGTTTTGGCGTTTTGGATGATGGTGTCGAATTTGGATAGGCCTGTTGAGGCGTCTACTTGTTTAAGTGATTCGACTTTCTCCACCCAACCAGCGGTCATGTTGCTGATGGCGGTACCGATGGAGCCTAGGTATTTGCTGCCTTGTTCAGCGAGTGACCCTGCTGCCGCTAGCAGGTTGGAGATGACCGGCTGCATGTTGGCGGCCATTTGGTTTGCACCATCCATGACCGCGGCAAGGCCGGATTGTGCCCGCGGGGATGAGAGTTCCGCGAACGCCATTTTGAGCGCCCCGTTCCACTGGGTGGCAATGTTTTGCAGCCCGGTGGAGAATGTGGGGAGCAGGTTGTTCATGGCGGATTGGATACCAGGCCCCAAATCAGCAAGCAGATTGTTTTGTACTGCTTCTTTCATTGCTTTGATTTGGGGCTGGAATTCGCGGAATGCCCGTGCTATGTTTTGTGCCGCCGGGGGGAGTTTTTCGATGGCTTTTTCGAATTCTTCCGCGGTTTCGGCACTGAATGCTGCTTTGACGCCTTCTTTGACGCCTTCGAGGCCGATTTTGAGCGCTGCGAAGCTGACGCCGGCTGCTGCGAGGAACGCGGGGGCGAGGGCTGCCGCCGCGGTGGCGACGCTAGCTACTGCCCCGCCTAGGGCTAGGACGGTGCCGATGAGGGCTTGTCCGCCTAGGGCTGCGAAGCCAGCTGCGATAGCACCCAGTGCTGGCATGATTGCCTGTAGTAGGACGCCACCTATTTTCATGAACATGCCGATGGCGACCCGCATGCCGCCTATGGCGTAATCACCAACCCGCCGGAAGCCGCGTTTGAGGACGCTAAAGACCGCTGTTGAGCGGAACGCGAATGATGCGAAGCGTTTAGTGACGCTTTGCAGGCCTCGGGCTAGCATGCCTGCCCCGCTGGTTGCGGCGTGGAAGCTTCCGCGGATGCCGCGGCCTAGTAGGCTGACTGGTTTGAATGCTGCGCGGCCGACGACACCTAGGGTGGTGAATGCTCGTTGGGCCCTGGCTGCTGCTGGGCCGAGGTCTGGAATGAGGTGTCGGGCGTGGATGAGCCCCCGGCCGAACATGCCGCGGATTTTTGTGGTGACTGGTGCTAGGGCTGCGGTGACTTGGCTGCCGATTGGGGCTAGAGCTGTGGTGAGTTTTGTTTTGATTGGGGCTAGTAGGTTGCCGGCTTTGTCCCCAATGCTGGTGAATGCCGCGGTGGTTTTTGATCCTAAGGTACTGATTGCCCCCGAAACAGACCCTGTGACATTGCTCACAAAAGACTTTAGTTGTCCCTCAAGAGTCTTCAAACTCACATCAAAATTCGGCAGGATTTGGAAATTTCCACTCTTGAAAACATCCTTGATTCCCGCGAGCTTCCCCTTGAGGCCATCAATGGCCCCACCCCCCAGATTCTTCAACCAATCCATCTTCGGGGGTCCACGCTTAAAAATAGCCTCCCAAATATTGGAAACTTTCACCCGCACCGTGTCAAACTGGGCTGTAATGAAATCAGTCGCCTGCTTTACCTTGTCTTTCGGGAACATTTTGTCCCACGCTAATAAAGCAGCAATCTTCGTTTTTTCCAGAAACTCTTCAATGGTTTTAGAATTATTCCAAACCTGGTCGCGGAACAGCTGGAATGGCTTAAGTCCCGCCTTATACATGGATTCTGCAAAATGAACATACGGGTCGTAAATTTGGCGGATACCAGCATCAAACTGTTCATTTGCTTTCGCAAGCAGTCGTGGAACAAAATTGAGCGCGTTTAAAGCTTCTTGTTGAGCATTTTTTGCCGCACCAGCAAAAGGATTAGCGACAGGAACCTTAGCCCCAACATGTTTAGTGATAACTGTCTGCACTACAGCTTTACCCGCTTCGCTACGGCGCCACGCCGAAAGCTCCTTGCTTGCCCGCGCCGTATTCACCTGCACCGCGGTGCGGAGCTTCTCATGCTTCTTTTTAAAACGCTCAATTTTTTCACCGGCTTTTTCCAAACTTTCTTTCTGGAAATTCACCGACAGATCAATCCGCGCGTCACGCTTTTTGATCTCCCGCATGAACTGCTCAACCTGGCGCTGTGCTTTTTTCGTATCTAGCTCAAGTTTGATTTGCGCTGAGGTTTTTTCCGCCTCCGCTTTTATTCGGCGTTTGAACTCATCCCATTGCTTTTTGAACTTTTCGTCCTCAAGCTCCACGGGGATGTTAACATCAATCCCTTTTGATTCCTTTTGGACTTCTGATTTGAGCTTGTTGTGAAAGTTTTTCGCATTCGGGAAGATACGGATGTAGGCTTCGCCGATCATGTAGCCGTTAGCCAAAATAACCCTCCTTTAATAAAAATCCAACCCTCACCCCCCCACAAGCTAGATTTTATTAAAGTCCGAACGCCGCGAGGGTTGAGTGATATGCCTCTTTTTCATATTCTAACTGCCGGTTTTCCAACTCAATCTGGTAGGCAGTTTTGGGGCGTTTTGTGAGTTTTACTTTGCTTTTATCCTTTTTCCCGAACATTCGGGCCATGGATTCGCGACTCACGATGAGGTGGTCGATAACATCATCCATTTTAGCCATGAGTGGCGTGTATCCGCGGAGGGGTAGTTCGTGGTTTTCCGCGGCTTGTTCGCTATCAAGAATTGATTCTTTGATTTCTTCATCGGATAGTTGACTGACCTCGTAGGCTGCCACTTCATGGTTTTCAAGCATTTTGCTTTTCACCCGTGAGTGCGGGGGCAGATCTTTAAACAGTACCCAGAATTGGTTCCAGGAACGTTTCCCGCGGAAGAAGTCGGTGATTTCTACCCCGTATTCTAGATAGTCTAGGTATAATTCTGGACCAAATTCCTCGCATAGGGAATAGATTTCACGGATTTTGGGAGTGTGGGGGGCATGTTAGCGGCGCTGGGGGCCCACCAGGCAACGAATTTTTCCATGAACACCATGAACACGGGTACGGGCATGTGATCCATGCAAACCAGGAATCGTTCGTAATCGCTGGTGTCAGGTTCACCACCAGGCTTGTTTGGTTCTTTAATGAAAAGCACTGCGAGGATGGAGACGAAATCTTCCTGGTTTAAGGTGGAGATGGTGGCCAGTTGTCCCGCGGTGGGGGGTTTGATTTCAAAGATTTCATCCCGTCCGGTACCGGACATGTCTTCTGGGATGATAAAGCTTAGTGGTTCTGTGGCGTAGCCTGTTTCTTTTTCAAGTTTTCGGGCTTCATCATAGAAGTCTTTGAAGTTGAGGTTGAATTTTCCGGTGTTTTTGGGGATTTCAACTTCGGCAATGTTTTGGGGTTGGGTTGGTTGTTCGGGTTGGGTTTGGGGGGCGTCGTCGATAATGTTTCCGTCATCGTCGACAACGACGAGTCGTCCGCGGGTTTGTTCAGACAATGTGGTGCCTTTCTTCTAGATTACGAGGGGTCGTCTACAGTTTACGGTATCCAAACAACAANTCACCGCCTTTACCGCCGGTGACAACTGTCTTCCCGTACCCGCCGCGGGAACCACCGCTACCGCCCCCGCCTGCAAGTCCGTCAACGCTCCCGATAATACGATCCCCGGTTTCTGAAGAGAATCGGAAAAACCCCCGGGCTGTGTGGTTGTATACTAGTTTTCCACCTGTTGCGGGAAAAATATTATGTATTGGGTTAAAAGTCCTTGGGACGGTGACGTGTTTTATTGTTGAGCTTCCACCGCATACTAGTTGCCCGAGTTCGTTTACACGGTCGGGGAGATAAGCGTTTTCTACATAGTGTTCGGTTCCGCCTTTACCACCTGCGGCGGCATAGAATCCTTCATTTTTTTTGAGTTTTACCCCTGTCCAGCCACCATCTTTCCCGTTAGGGGAGTCTTGGACATCCCTGGGGGTGCCGCCTTCTCCGCCTTTACCGATTTTGATTTGTAAACCTTCGGTCCGCCAGAAGTCTTCTATTGGTTGGCTTAGGATTTCTCGATAACTTCCTGCTTGTCCGCCTTGCCCAACATATGATCGTGAGGTGGGGAAAGCAAATCCGCCTTTGCCACCCCCACCAGCCCCTTGGATGTAAAAGGATGCTGTTTTAGCGAATGCTGGGGGGTGTATGAGCTCGTCTTTGGCATAAGTTTCTATTTTGACGTCTTGGAAGACGAGGTTGTTTTTCCCGTCGAGAATTTTATATATTGGTGCTTCACCTAGGTATGCTGCTGTGATTGCTGTTTTGTCAATGATTGCCACGTGTTACCTACCTGATGATGTATAACCGGTTGGGGTCTTTGTCGGCGAGGGCTTTGTATTCCGCATCTGTGCCAACCCAGGGAGCTACTGCGTCTACGTATCGTTTGTTGGCTAGTTCACTGGGGAGGGTGGGGGCACTGTTGTTGTGGATGCGACCGTTGGCGTCGGTTGTGACGGTGCGGTTTTTGTGCCCAATACTGCCGGTGATGCTGGTGGTGCCTTCCGCGCCGGTGCGGGCTGTAAGGTCGCGGAGAAATGCCACGTCTCCGTGGATTTTGGAGGTGAAGAGTTTGGGGGATGTGATGTTGAGGTTTTGGTCAATTTTCACATAGTCGCCGGGTATGCCTTCCCACTGGTAGTTTTTCATCACTGTGACAATGGTTGATGGTAGCCCGGTGATTTCATTGGGGGTGTGGTGGTGAGCTTTGGGGTCGGTGTTGTGGTGGTATGTTTCAACCCATTGTTTGCTGACCGCGGAGTTTGGTTCCGCACCAGGGTTCGCGGGCAGTGGGATGGTGCCGTTGGGTTTGCGCCGAACTATTCGGTTGCCGTCGGGGTTCATTGCTACTTCGGACAGGTTGAGTTTGCGGCCTAGTTCGGTGTTCATGGTTGCCGCGTCGGCTTTTTGCCCTACTGTTTGGGTGAGGGCACGCAGGGCGTCGGTGTGTTTTTCCAGTTCGGCGGCTATTTCCCGCATGGTGTCTAGGGCCGCCGGGGCGCCGTCGACTAGCTGGTTGACACGGGTGTTAACTGCGTTGGTGGCAGCCGCGCCGGCTTGGTCTTTGAGCCTTCGGGCTTCTTCTACCGCCTGGTTGATTGTGGTGGTGGCGGTGTTGGTAAGTGTTTCTATTTCCCGCTTGTTGGTGGCGGTTTGAGTAAGCAGGGCTCGCTGCATTTGTTCAATAAGCCCTTTTTCTCGGATAATTTTTTCCAGGATTGTGGAGGATTGGGACCGCACGGCTTGGGCTTCTTGTGCGCTTTCAATAATGGTTTGGTTTTGGTCCCACCAGTCTTTGAGTTCTTGGTAGATGTTGGCTTGCCTGGTGCGTTCGCTTGATTCTATTTTGTATTCTTCGAGTAGTTCTTTGAGGTTTTCGTAGGTTTTTTGGTGGATTTTTTGGAATTCCTCAAAGTTTTCTTGCCGGGTGGCATATTTTGTGATGAGGTCGATAAGGTCTCTTTTGTCCCGAATGGTTTCCGCGGTTTCAGTGGTGAAGTCTTCAGGTCGCCAGCCTAGCTCGGGTTTGGCGATGCGCCTTAGGTCTGTGATTTCAGATTTGAGTTCGGCGATGTCTTGTTCTTGCCGGTCGTAAATGTTCACGTTTTTATGGTAGCAAAATGACCCCTAGCGTAGCTTCTGCCGGCTTCAAATTTGTTACACACACACTTTTATAGGTGTATTTGTTCAATCCGTCAGATAGGCTGCTAGGGGCTATTTTTCGCCTTGTGGTTTATTCCTCAAAACCCATCTGCTTAGCGAGCTTCTTAGTCTTCGGGCCGGTGAGGATATTGCGGACGGAATAGCCTTCCTTGTCGGAGACCGTAGCCTTAATGGTCATACCGAACTTGGACTCGTTCTCGGAGTTCATAGAAAGAGACTGAACTTCAGAAACGGTGGCCCGCGGCATCACACGGATGAAGTAGGATGCGTTCTTCCCGGTGCCGTCGTGGGCAATATAAATCATCGGGAAGTAGCGGGTTTCCAGTTCAGTTGGGGTGTCGAAGATGATATCACCATTCGAGGAAACCTTCACATCGGAAAGATCAACGTTGAAATAGAGACTGAGTACGGTCTTGTTGGTTTCCTGGCAGGTGAATTGTGCACTGGTCACATTCTTGGTGATGTCCGTGCGGGTGGGCTCGGATGCACCCCAGGATTCAACATCGGAGTTTTCCGTTTCGGTGGAGAATTCCAAACCTTCAGACTTGGTGATCCAGCCTAGGGAAACGTAACCCAGCTTCCCAAGGTCAGGAAGCTTACCGTCATCACCCATACCCCATTCTTCGGGAATTTCGGCACCTTCCTTACCGAGCAGGATACAACCACCTAAGTATTTTCGGATAAGTTCGGAGTCAGTACCGCGGACTTCCTTAAAGGTTTTACCGTCGCCAGCAGCGGCGCTGTCATTTGTCACCGTGATGGTTTTCGTTGCACCACCAAGGTTGGTGCCATCCGCGGTGATGGTGTCCCGAACCCCGGTCACTACAAACGGGCCACCGTTGGGGCCGGTTACGTTCGCTTTCTTATAGCCAAGCTTTACCAGCTGGGCCTTTACGTCAGATGCGGCAAACGGGTGCTCGATCGCATCAGTGGTTTTCGCGTTCGCGGTGAGTGTAAAACTACCAGAGGTTGCGTCTGCTGGTAGCGTGATTTTAAACGCCATTTAGTCCTCCCATTTTGGCCGGATGTGGATTTGGAAAACTTTCTCTACCACCCGGTCGTCCATTGTCCAGGTTGTTTGAAGTTCAGGTCCGCTGAGGATTTCGCAAAAATCATAGGGGAAGCCTAAAACATCTTCTTCTACAGATTCTACCATTCGGTCTGTGATTTTAATCATGAGTTCTTGCGAACTGCGTTCAGATTTGGTAAAGACGGAGATTGTGAGGTTTACAATGTCGGTTACCCGGTCATAGTATAAGAATCCGCCTTCGCGGTGGACTAGGATGTAATCGTTGCTGCCAAGGGGCCCGGCTTCTTCTAGTTCTGCGATGGTGATGTATTCGTGTTCAACAGCCCCCCGGTCGGTCCCAATGTTTCCTTCTGGGACTAGGTCTTTGAGTAGTTCAATAACGATGTCTTCCGCGATTGGGGTTATTTTTTTCCGCGCCATGGTTACATCCTTGATTCTCGTAGGGTTTTGTGCGTCCAGCGTGCTGGTTTGTGTTTCGCTGATTTCAGGTCGCCGTAGTAGAAGCCTTTGGGGTCTTTACTCTTGATTTTCGCCGCTACGCGGTCTTTTTTTACGCCACCGGGGTTTTGGATTTCAACGTAGAAGCTGTGCCGCAGGTGGCCTTTTTCTTTGCCGCTGCCTAGGGGGATTTTGACTGCTAGACGGTATTTGATGTATTGGGCTTTGCGGTAGAGTAGGTTTTCTAGTGCCCGGCTGTGCAGTAGTAGGCGTCCGAATTCTTTTTCGTTGCGGAAGTAGAGTGCGCGGGGTTTTTTCCCGTTGTAGTGCCTGGATAGGCGGCGTTGTCCGCCGGCTTGACGGGCTTCTTTTACTTCCCAGTCTTTTTCCGCCATTACATCCCTCGTTCTGTAATGTTTTCCATAATGACTTCTTTCCCGCCTTGGTAGAACATTGAGAACGGGCTGGTCCAGTCGTTGATGACGCCGCCGCCTACGCGGGTGATTTCGAGTTTCCCTGGCCTGGATTCGTAGGCGAAGTAGTCGCTGGGGATGATGTCGTCTTCGTAGCCGCAGTACATGATTTTGTCGGTGTCCATGACTTTTGCCCAGCCTACGGCTTTGTCTGGTACCGCGGTGGTTTTGGGGCACACTACCGCGCCATAGATTGTGTGTGATTTGTACCGGCCTTCAAGTGTTCCGCGGGGGATGATTTTAGCCCCTGCTGGTGGGGTGCCGCCGGGTGCGTATTTTGCTAGTCGGTAGACGTGCACATCATAGGTGAAGCCGCTGAACATGGTTTAAACATACCAATAGGTGTAGTTGGGTTCGTACCAGCCCCGGTCCCCATGGTTTGGCACGCCGGGCCGTAGTAGGGGTTTAGCTTCTGTGACAGCAAAGTTGCTGGTGATTTTTTGGGATTTCGCGTTGGTTTGCCGGAGTAGCATTTCTAGGGCCGCAATGTCTTCTTTGAGGAATAGGCCTTTGCCGGGGTCCGCGGATTCGAAGGTTGCGTACCCGTAGGGGCCGATGGTTTCGGATGCTACGTTGCCTTGGGCTGCGCGGGTGATTTTCGCGCAGGCGGCTTCAACCATGCGAGAGACCAGGATTCGCAGGTCGCTGTCTGGTAAGGCTTCGTTCCAGCGTTTCCGCAGGGTGGGGTATTTTGCGGACAGGATGGATGATAGGCGTTCTAATTGTTTTTCGATGAGTTTTTTTTCACGCTCGGTCGGGGGTTTTTGGAACATGAGTTCCACGTTTTCGACGGTGCCGAAGTAGTTGCTGCTCATAAATATAAAAATACCCCACCAGGTGGCGGGGTATTTTCAATCATCACTTATCCCGAACTCTTGTGAAGAAAGGGTTCTGTTTTATAGTAGACCGTTTCGTTCGGCAATATCAATGAGGGTTTCCCGGGATGCCCCTTCAGGGGTGGGGACGCCTTTTTCTTTCAGGTAGGCAGCCCAGGTTGCCGCGGATTTATTGCGGGATGGCGGGTTGTTCACCGGGGGTTGGGCGGGGTTTTTACCCTCATCATCAGGGTTTTCACCTTCGGAATTATCCGGGTTTTCGTTTTCCCCCGCACCCCCGGTAGACCGCGGGGTAAGGCTTTCGGCGTCAGCGAACAGGTGGGGGCTGTCAGAGATTTCTTCTAAAGCCCATTCCGGTAATTCGTCACCTGGGCCGAAAAACTTCAGCGCATAGTCCGGCGCGGGGCCACGTAATGTAATGTTTGTGACAAGTTGCATTACAGCACCTTTCCGGCCAGCACCTTGTTCGGCTGGATCACAACTGGCATGGCCAAAGCGTCAGCGAACACCTCGGAGTAAACAGGGAAGCTGTTGTGGGTGAGCACACCAGCAATAATGCCGGGGGTACCGAACTTATCATCAAACACCTTGTTGATACCCGGAAGATCAACATTCGCTGATTCACCCCACAACGTCACACCGTAATCCTCAAAATCATTCGGTGCAGCAGCGGAGCCTGGCTTCGGCATGAAGAACACTTGGTCTTGGGGGATAACGTTCACCAGCTTGGTCTTACCGGTGTCGAAATCGTCAACCTTGACTTTTTGTGCGGACTTTTCCACGATTGGCGGCAAGCCTAGCGTATCCACCATGACCTCATTCACCGCGGTACGGGTGGCGAACTTGGGTTCACGGGCGTAGGCAGGGTTGGTGGCGGAAACCACGTTGGGGTGGCGCAGGAATGCGCGGAATACGACGCTGGGCATCCAAATTTCCGCCGGCTCAATGTGGTTCTTATCAAAGTACTGGTCCCGCCAGATGAGCAGCTGTTCAAACGGGTTCGCGGACGGGTCGGAGAACAGCTTGGTGGCGGTCGGGTTGAACGCGGGGTCACGGTTGAAATCAACCTCGATCCGCAAACCACCGGAGCCTTGTAGGCTAAGCTTCGCCTTGAACAGGGCGTTTGCCCGCTGGTAGTTGACCTGCAGGGCGATGGATTGGGCGGCGCGGGCAATCCGGTCAATGTAGGTGCGCTTTAAAGCTTCGTCCGCGTCGAAACGCATGCGAAGCTTTGCTTCTTCTGTCACCGTGTCAATACGGCTGACGGGCTGGAGGGAACCAACCGCCTTGGCGCCACTGCCGTAGGTTTCACCGGTGGCGGCACCGTCGAAGGCACGCCAGTTTGCCGCGGTCACGGCTGCGTCATCAATATAGTCAATTTCGTAGGCAATGTCCTTGACCTCCTTGGATGGGAGGTAGGCTGCCAGGGAAGCATGGTTGCTTACTTCCCAGTCTGCTAGGGCTTTTCGCGCAACCGTGATAGCCAGCTTTGGATCAATGAGACTGGAGGTTGCCATTTCATTTGTTGCCATTTAACCACTTCCTTTCAAAAAGTTATAGGGGGCTCACGCCAAACCGCGGGGGGATTTGGTCATCTGGCACGGCCACCGGTAGCCACTTCGGATAGATTTCACCCGCGGTTTGGATGCCGACAGGGATTTCATCGTAGAATTTCACCCCGTACGCGGCCAAGTCGGAAAAGGTGGGGGCAATTTCCTTAAAGGTTTGCAGAAAACCGGCAATCTTCTTGCCGCTGGCCGCATCCCACAGGTAAAGCTTGTTGTCCGCGTCCCGGTATAGTGGGATGCCGGATTTCAGCCACCGGCCGACACGGTGCGGGCCTTCAGCCTTGATTTTGTCATTGATAACCAGCATGCCGTTTTGGCCGGATTCGGAAATTTGGCTGCCGTTTTTCCGCCAACGGGTGTCATCAATACTCTTCCATTCCAGGCTGGCGCTGGGGGAGAGCGGGTTGTTCGTTCCCAAGGTGTTGTTCCTCCTTTATAGGTATTTCCCGAACCCGGTGGATTGCCGCGCGTTCTCAGGATCGTAGCCGTAGTTTTCTTCGTTGGGGGTTTTCGCTGGTTTCCGCAGGACGATTGCCTCCAAGAGTTTTAGCGTATTAGTAAGTTCTTCTTTACCAATTTCACCTTCATTATTCACTAATTTATCACGGTCGATCAGGGAAAATAGGTTTTCCACGGGTTCTTGGGGGAGACCTAGTTGTTCCGCAATGGTTACCGCTTGGTTGATTTCTTCGCTGCTGAAGTCTTCTTTTTCTTCTTCATCGCTGGCGTTTTCTTCACCGGGGGTTTCTTTGCGGGGGTTTTCTGGTTCTTCGGCGCCATCTGATTCATTGGCGCTTTCTGGTTCGCCGCCTGTTTCTTCGCCGCTAGCGGATTCAGGGATCGGCTCTGTGCTGCTGTTGGGGCCTGGTTGTTCGTCTCCGCTGCTTGCCGAGCCTGGCTCATTTTCTGAAACCCGGTTTGCGGCTTCTTTTTCGCTGCTGGTTTCTTGACTGGTTTCTTGACTGGTTTCTTGGTGGTCTTCTTCACCGCCATTGGGGGACTCCTTCTCTCCGGGGGTTTCATCTCCAAAAATTATTTTAAGGCCCTCATAAAGCTTCCGCATATCATCCGTGTTCATCTTTGAATCCTTCCTGCGCGTATTCGATCGGCTCCAGGGAGCGTTTCTTGTTGGTATTTACTAGTGTAGGGCCGTATTCAGGGTGGTTTACGACTTTGTATTTCCACCGTTTAAGTTTCCAGCCGCGGGTTGTTCCGCCGGCTTCCTCATAAAACACGGACAGGTCTTCGTCGTTGATTTGCTGGCCCGGGTCGTAGGTTTTGCCGTCAATCTGGTAGATCTCCACGGTTTCGCATTTACAACCAGCATGAATGGGGAGCAGGTCTGATTTTTTGTAGATCATTGTTGACGCCACAATGCAAAGCCCGCAGCTGCCGGTTCGGGATAGCTCTGGATGTACAACTCGTCGGTAGCCGGTGATGGTTTTTTTGGGGGTTTTCCGCATTATTTCTTGGTGCGCGTTGCGGGCTGCCGCGGCGATGTCTTGGGAAACCATGCGTTCCATGCGTTCTTCGGTTTTTTGCCTGGCCCATTGTTCGATGAGTTTCGCCATGTCCTGGTCGGACATTTCATCTAGTTGTTGTTTGAAATTTACTACTTCATCTTCTATTGAGGTTTGGGTTGCAGCGCCTAATTCTGCTGGTTGTGCAGCAGGTTTGTTGGTTGTGGCATTTGTGGAAGCGGCAGGCTGGGCATTTGTATTTTTGGCATCATTTGTCGCATCATCATTGTGATTGGCGCCGTGATCGCCGCTACTGGGCCTTGGTTGGTTATCTCCCGTAGTTGCTGCTGGCGTTGTTGTTGCTGTTTTATCCGGTTTGTTCGGTTTTTTGCCCTTTTTTTGTGGCTTTTTAACGCTTTCAGCTTTGCTGGCCGCTTGGATGAAGAATTGTTCCCATGTTTGTTCTTCTTTTGTTTCTTCTTGGTCACGTTTTGGTTCCTTTGGTTCGGGTTGTGGTGGGGTGGGTGTGGCGTCTTTGGTGAACGCATCCAACCCGGGTGTGACCTTGATCTCACTGGGGTTTAGGTGCAACAAATTTTTCACCAAAACCGGATCGTGGCGATCCATGCTAGCCCATTTTTGGTACTCCCCAGCCAACCGCTCATAGGCTTTCTCCAGATTTGTGGTCCGCGAATGCCGTAAATCCTTTGGAATCCGCCCCTCTGGTGGTGGGGTTGCCGGCAAATCCAAACCATAAACCCTGGCCCGCTGCACCACACCACCCCACGTGTTCAACCTGATATTCCGCATTGCTGCGCGCACCAACTGGGCTGCCTGTTTAGCAAACTGTTTTACCGCCTTCTGGGACGACAAATCGGCAGACCGCAACAACTGCATAATCTGTAAAACCACTGTGGATTGGATACCCATGCGAACTCGGCTGACCGCGTACATGATTGCCGCCACCTGCGCCACCTGAAACTGCTGCTGTTGTTCCGGGGTCATTTGCTGGCCAGGTAAAACCGTGGGGTAGTCAAACACGCTCGGAATTGGGGGCAGGGCTTCCCCCGGGACTGCTGGTTGGCTGCCCCCGTCATTAATTGCCGGACTGGTCACTATTCAAGTTCCTTCCTACCGCGGGGCGGTTGTCTTTCGCCTGTTGTTGCTGCTCCGCGTTGAGTGCTTGCATACGGTTCAGGGGGGTAGCGGCCGGAATGGCTGCAACATCAAGTTTTGCCATGGCGGTTGCCGCCACCAATTCCCGAATCTGCTTCGGCGACATGCCGAGCGCGTATTTCGCCGCGGTTTCAAGCGGGAGTTTCGCTGAAATGAGCGAGGCGAAAGCCGCCGCGGACTCGGTAATTGACCACACCTTGATTGGCTCCCACACAATCTCCATTGCGGACATGTCCGACCGGTCACTATCCCCCTGGGCTTCAAACACGTTCGACATGTGTACCTGCCAAGCCACACCAAACCGGCTGCGCCGATCATCAATTTTCGACAGGTACAAATCGTCCAGCATGCCTGCCCCCTCTGCTGATTGGTTTGTTGCGTCCGAAAGGTAGGACATTGGGGTTTTCGTGAGGGCCGCGAGTTCTTTCTTGTCGTCGTTCACCGCCGCGGTATTGTCCGCGTAGCTGGCGGGGGAAGATTCCCAAATGTTCGCACCTTCCGGCAGCCGCCACAGGGAGCCGGGCCCGATGGCGAACATTTCGTTGTAGTCGATTTCTTCCCCCGTGTCAGGGTCAGTTTTCGGCAGGTTGCCCGAAATGGCGCGCTGTCGTAACCCTTGTAGGGTGGCCACCACCAGGCGCTGCCACCGCATGTGGGTAATCCGGTCAATAATGGTGACCGCAGGGGTGAAGTCTGCCATGCGGCCCTCATTCACCAGGGGGGTAACATGGATTCGCTGGTAGTTGACGGTTCTTGTGGTAAGCCATTTCCAGCCGCCGGAAATGTCTTCCCCCAGGGGGATTTCGTGGTCGCGCCGGGTGGTTTTGTTGGTGAATTCCCCCGGGGGAACAAAGCTTGATCCTTCTGGGTCGGCGTGACGGGTTGCCCGGTAGATTCGGGTGGGGCCGGTTGCTTCACCGCTGATTTCGTCTACTTCCCGCAGGAATAGGTCTAGAACATCCCGCTGGGCGGCTCGTTCCCGGCGGATCACGAGGGCGGCTTGTACTTCCCCTACCGCGTCGGTGATGACCGCGCCGTTGGAGGGGGGCACAATTTTTTGCCGACCAGTAAACGGGTCTACCACCAGGTAGGACACCCCGTGGGATACGGCTAGTCGCATTGCTTCTAGGCCTTGTTCCCCCATGCGGTCTAGGGCAAATAGTCTTGCGGCTTCATCATCCCCGTCTTCCCCTGATTCTTCCGCCGTTTTGAAGCCGTGAATACCTAACCGGTCTGTGGTGGCGGAAACAATGAGGCGGGCAAAGTTGGTGCGGGCCAGATTCCGCAAAACCCGCAGTGAGGTGTCTTGGCTAACAAGTTGCGCCATAGGTGAGCTCACATCATCCACCGGGTGGTTGTTCAGATAGGCGAGTTCTTGTCGAAGGTTAGGCTCCCGGTCTCTTAGTTCTTTGAAAAGCACCGACAGGGAGCCGGACAGAATATCCCCACCTGATGTAGCCTGTACTTGCTGCCCTACTTGTATTGTTGGTAGACCCATGTATTCTCCTTTTTGCCTTGTTTTGGCTTAGATTTTACCGGCTACCGGATTTTGAACGGCATTTGTGACGCTTGGGTGGTGG